TCAGTCCATTGACTGGGCTTGTTTAAAGTCGGTTATTAAAGAACTCAGCTCGACAAGTGTTGGCTCACCGCCTAAATAATTTGTATCGATGTGATAAGTGTTCCCAATCCAATAGGGCCGAGGGGTCGAGTTATGGCCATGAATAGAAAAGTCGACGCCTTGGTTGTGTATAACCTTTCCTTGTTTTGTAATAGCTCTATCCCAAAGTAAGCCGGTAACGGCTTGAGAATGATTGCGAGGAATATTTTGCCAATGCCAATTTTGTGGCACCGTGTGCGACAAACCAATCGTCATGCCTGCATATTCAATAAGGTAAGAAAGAGGGCAATTTAGGAGTTGCAGGCAAACATCCACACGTTCAGCCTCGCTTAATTCGTAATGCCAACGCCCGCCATTTTCAACCCATAACGCGTGATAACCACTATCTTGTGCAAGAACTGATTCGAGCATCATATGTTCATGATTACCCAGAGTCATATAAACACCCAGCTCTTTAAACCTCTGTAATAGGGCAACACTGTGTGCACCTCTATCAATAACATCGCCAAGTGCAAATAATATATCGTTCGCTGCATTAAAATTTACCGATGCTAACGCACGTTCAAACTTGGGTAGGTCGGCATCTAAATCACCAATAACAAAAACACGTTTTTTAGCATCAAGTGTCAGTTTTACTTGCACAGTATTATTGAGAATGGCTTGGCAATTAACTAAATTCAAAATGCATTCCTTTCACGTTCTATGAATATTAGCCTAACATAACTCGTTGCCTTTTTGGCAAGGGCTGGATATTATCTTGTCTCATTATTTAGGAGCACGCGCCAACATGAACAACTAAACCTGTTATCCAATTTCATTTTTTCTTTGGACCAACAGGGTTAGTAGGCGTTACTCACTATCACTTTACACGCGTAAATTATCTTTGCGTTACCAACGCTTTCTGCCCCTGTATTACAGGAGGCACTATGCCACAACTTCACGCTTTTAACCTTTGCTTTCAGCATGCCAATGGCAAATGTCTGTTTAACAATATAACACTGTCATTAACAGCAAAAACAACCGCACTTGTTGGTCGCAATGGCAGTGGAAAATCAATTTTAGCATCGTTACTTTGTAAAGAGCGCTCACCAACGTCAGGAACAGTAAACAGCAGCGGCGTAATGGGTATATATAAACAAGTCGACGACATTAAACGGTTAAATACCCTCACAGTTGCTGAATCTATAGGGCTTGATCATTACTTCAACGCCTTGCAGACAATTAATGAAGGCCAATTCACAGAGCACGACTTAGCAATAGTGGATGGTTATTGGGATTTAGAGCAACACTTTAATTCTGTATTAAATAAATTAGGCCTTAAAAACATAACTGCCACTGCGCGTGCGAATTCCTTAAGTGGCGGGCAACTCAGTCAATTAAAATTATGGGCTTTATTTACCTTAAAGCACGATATTTTGATTCTCGATGAGCCTTCAAATCATTTAGATAATCAGGGTAAATCATGGTTAAAAAATCAAATTGAATCATATCCAGGGCAAATAGTACTGATCAGCCATGATCGAGAGTTACTAGAAATTGTTGATGAAATATGGGAACTATCGTCACTGGGGTTAGTTGTTTATGGTGGCAACTTTACAAATTACACCCGCCAAAAACAGCTACATGTTACAGCATTAGAAAACAAGCTTAATGCAGCGACAAAACAACAAAGTAAGCTTGAAGCTCAACAGCAAGTTAATAAACAAAAAGCAGAAAAACGCGCGAATAAAGGCACAAAGCTTCAAAAATCAGGCAGCCAGCCCAAAGTGCTTCAAGATGCTAAAAAAGACAGAGCCTCAGCAAATCAATCATCGCAAAGTAAAAACGCAGCAAAAAGAGAGGCGCAAATCACTAAAAATAAGCAAGTGCTTATATCTCAACTTGAGCAAATAAAACCCCAACAGTTCTATTTAAATCAAACAGAGTTTAAACGCCAAAAAGCAGTAACACTCGAGAACGTTGTATTGCAGTATGGTTCGCACACCCCCTTAAATTTATCGCTTTTTAATGATGAAAAAATACATTTATCGGGCGCCAATGGCACCGGCAAATCAACACTTTTAAAAACGATGATGGCTAAATTGCCAGTTAGAGCAGGGCAGATACATGTTAATCAACCACTCTATTATTTAGACCAACATTTTTCATTAATAAATAATGACTTAACCCTGCTTGATAACCTAATGTTCTATTGCCGCGAATTAAACCACAATACAGCCCGAACACTGCTTGCTAGTTTAAACTTCAGAAAAGACGACGTTTATAAACAAGCCGCACAGTTAAGTGGTGGCGAAAAAATGAAACTCGCAATGTGTATCGTAAGCCATATTGAAAAGCATGTTTTTTTGTTACTCGACGAGCCCGATAATCACCTAGACCTTGAATCAAAACAGCTTTTAGCCGATGCATTACACGCATTTAATGGCGGGTTTATCATAGTCAGCCATGACCAGTACTTTATAGAGAGAATTGGTTGTCATAAGAAAATTGCATTATAAAACAGATGGATAACCTTGCATTATAAACGCTGAAACCATAACGATAGCGGCCAAGGGGTAGGGTATGGCCATCGGTGCAAACTCAATAAATTTGTTATTCGTAATTATTGTTGAAATTGGTGGCGCGTTCGCCACCATTGCCGCAGTGAAAACAGATATTACTTGGATAAAACAAGTAATTAAAAAACACGGTGAAGATATAACGAAATTGCAGGATAAATTATGATAGCGACATTAGGTAAATATTTAGCAGCTAAATTGCTAACCGAAGCATTTATAAAACGTGTCTGTTTAGCTACAGCTAAGCATTTAGCAAGTAAGTCAGAAAACAAGCTTGATGATGAATTGGTTGAAGCTCTTTTTGACGCTTTAAACTAAGATATGAGCACTATAAGTAGTAACTTATAGTGCTTTAATTTTTTTGATTTTCTCTACTGCTTCATAAAACTCTTTTGGTGGAGCTAACTGTCCTCTATTTGTTTTGTTGCATTGAGAAATAAGAGATAAAATCACATGGTTTACTTCGCCCTCTATTGGCGAATAAATCCCATCGTTATCGTTAGTGCCTGTATAATCAAGCAATTCTTTTGTATCAACTGTCAAGATGTAGTTCAGGGCATTTATATAAGTTTTATATTGATAAAGAATCACTTGAACATCGTTATAAATTTCTCTTGAAAGTATCGGGCAATAAAATTTTATATCTTCATATGAATCAGACATCTTGAAGTAACTTTCAGTATGTGTGTTTGAAATATTAAACAAAGCTTCTGAATTGTAACTTTTTTCACCTGTCAATTTTTGTTTGAAAAAGTAAAACGCTGTGACATACATGTGTTGAAATTCAAACTGAAGGGGGTTTATCTTTCCAGAAACAAACTTTCTAAACTCACTTGAACCTTGCTTAGTTCTTTGAATTAAATACTCCCTATAAGCCATTAAGAATGCTGCTATTGTAAACGTGCAACCAATTAAACTACTTAGTGCAGAAATGGTTTCTAAGGTATTTTTTTTATCATTAACTATTAAATAAGCTGCAAAAGAGCAAATGACAACAGATAGGGCAATAAAAACTGGAATCATATAATTGACAAAGATTCTTCTTAATTTCATAAAACTTCCTTTTTAAAAACAGTTTCAATTATGCATTAAATATTGTTTTTAAAGTAGGTCGCCGTCACGCGGCCTTATAATATTATGCTGTTTTCTTATCTCCGTACTTCAAAACAATATCTTTTAGAGGAAGCTGAAAACTCATTTAGATTAAGTCATAAGTTATTGGTAATAAAGAAGTGACAAAAACCAATGATTTTCAGTGTTTCACTAACTTCAACTAAATCATACACGTGTGCAATTTTAGCTCGCAGGGCATCTACATTGCTTTCGTTATAACGAACAGAGCGTTGTAAAAATTCAATCTTGTTGATGAATTTATAAGGCACATAAGATTCACCGCGTGGTACCTATAAACAACCATCTCTAAAAATTAATAAATAACCAGACCGTGCAAACCGTAACGCTAGTAAAGCAATGTGTATTTAAACAGACAAACAGTGTAATGACAGATTGCCACTTAAATGAGAGTGAGTGTAAATCAGATCGTTTAAATTAAACCGTGATAGAAATGACAAACACAAATTGCTTTTAACTCACAATTGTAAGCCGCCGATTGTTTTTGGAAAAAAAGACGTAAGATTTTAGAATTGCTTAATTATGTTAAATAAGACTAGTTTTAATTAATTCAGAGTAAGGTTAGTGATTTAAAGGCAGTTTAAAACTGATTTAAACTACCTTTAAACTTAAAGAAGGGCTTAGCTGTTTAAAGCCCATGTTTGAGCAAAGTTATCAGTCGCTAGTTGGTGTGCTTCTATAATTTCGGCTTTCGTACAATCAATCATTATTCCAGTTCCAACATCAGCAGTTGACCAAGGAATAATATCTGAATCATTTAACTGCCAATGTTTGATAAGTGCATTAGCTAGTCGCGTAATACTCAACTCGTCGGCATCGAACTTTTTGCCTGTTGATATTTCAACAATCGCATTATCAATTTGGCTTTGGCGCTCAAGTTTAAAAATAGTGACCTTGTACGGTTCAAGTACTTCCTCGACAGTTCTTATCGCTGGCCGCTCTGGTGCCGATGGTAAAGGCTTAGGCTCGACTTCCGTTATGCTGCCATCCTCCTTTGCAACCGGCGCGGGTAAGTTAGCGTTGTATTGTTCAACTTCGTTTAGTTCGACTAAGTAATTGTAATAGGCGCCAGCCCATCCCCATTGTTCCGTTTTACTCTCAAGCTCAGCGAATAGTGCTAAATTTCCAATTTTACCTTTAGCTATAAGTTCAGGGATATTCTTCGCGCCTACGGGCCCTTGTAGCAAAGTTGGCAAACCCTGCTCGTTAAGAACAGGGTTTTGCTCGTCATCGAGAACGATAAAATCTAAAATAGCGTCTAATTTATTTGTCATTTTTAATCCATCCTAAAGGTTCTACACAACGAGCTGTACCAACTAAAACAGTGTTACCATTTTCGTCGGGCATTGTGGTTTGGTTATCTGCGATATGAACTTTGCCATCATCCCCCCAGTCGATGCCGTTGTTCTTAAGTTCTGTATATGCGTAGTTAATAAAGGCTTGCTGGTTTTCAACTACGTTATAGTTAAGAGCTTTGAACGCAGGGGAATCCACTGTATTGATATCAACAGGTGTATGCTTGACAGGATAACTAATAGAATTTGGTAATTTTCTATCAAAACTCAAAGAACCTTGAGAAAGGTTGTAGGTCATTGTTCTAGCAAACGTGTTAGTCCCTACCAATGTTTTACTTATTAAAGAATCTGCCAACAGTTTACCACCGGTGAAAGAACTCCAAGCACTTACAAATACAGAACCTAAACCACCTTTCCTACCATAAATCTCACTATTTATAGAGCGCTTGGTAACCCTCGCCTTTACGGTATAATTTATTGCTGTAACAAAACCTACACCCCATGCCACACCTAAAATACTATTAGTCGTTAAGTCAATGGTTCTGGGTGTAGCTATCCAATTATCTCCATTATCCAAAGTATATGGAGAGGGGTAACTCTGTGAGATTTGTGCGGGCCTTGTTAATTTAAAATTCTTACTCGTACCATCCGGTATATCTTGGCACCATCCCCCAATCCATCCATTTTTCAAATCGTCACACATGAAGATATTAGCGGGATCACCTATTACATCCGCATATGTGTAATCACCAGAAACACTGAACTTTGAAAGGGACTTATCAGATGTCGTTTGTAAAATAAGAGACTCGCCCCCAACTAAACCGTGGTTATCATTTGCTGCTGTGCTACTAGCAAATTCAACTTTAACCGTCCTTAGATACCACCCTATGTTACTTGTAGTTGTATATCCTGATAACCATACAAAAAGTTTTTCCCCTGTAGCTTGATTATATACATACATCTTAGAGGTGCCTAAGTCGGTAACACTCCCAGTCCCTAATATCTTATCATCCCACCAATCAGGCTTAGTTTCCCCAAGAGAAATATATGTTGTAATTGAGTTAGGACCTACAACGAATGGCACACTGAATGGCGGTTTTTCAGTACCACGATAAGTTCCATCTTTAATACTTAAATCCGCTTCTGCAAAATCAACATCGGTTAGTCCAGAAGCCCTATACCGCATATCCCTACAAACTCCGCCTTGGCCGTTGGCATATATTGCATCATAGTAACGGTCATCAGAACGACCGCTCTTGACGCTTGCAATAGATCCTGAGCCAGTTAATAGTTTACTTGGGTCGAAACAGTCAGCTTTATAGGTGACTGTTTGTACTGTCTCATACCACCTTTTATCATCGCTGGCTTTTGCTGCACCGAACGAGTTGAAGCTAGGGTGATATGCTCCTTGATTCAACCTACTAACAGTGCCACAAACTAAGAAATAGCATTCACCATTTACAGCAATCTTAGTATTTGAGGAATCAGAACCTGAGTACTTAGCAATACCAAACAGACCTGTGTCAATTTTGTCAGAAAACAGAATAGAATTTGTAGCCCCAAACCCTACATATTGCGCTCTTTCATCTGTAGGTTTATCAACATCTAAGTATGAAACATCTGTATTTAAGGCACCTTGTGGATTTACATAGGCTTTTAATGTAGAGCCTGAAAAAGTCAATCTAGAGGTATTTAGAATCCCCTCAATAAAACCCCAATCCCCATTACCTAATCCTGCAAAACTGCGACCTCGGATACACCACTGGTAAAACTTACCTGTCTTATCATCAAATCGGATATTATTTTTAGGGTCGCTAGCTATAATAATGCGTTGTGATTCTGTAGCCGTTTGCCAATTAACACCTTTGCCACGGCTAGTTGTATCTCCTTCATACCATGCAAAGTAAGTGATTGGTCTAACAGTGTCACTTACCGTTGCTATACCATTAATACTTGTAGCCAAACTTTGGATCTCACCCTTATTATAAACAAAAGGATCTGCATCATTAATTTCACGTAAGAAGCCTTCAAGGCCCCACATATCAACTCGGTCAGTAACCACTTTATTAGTATCAGTTTCACTGGCAAAAGCGATTGCTGAGGTTGCGTGTGTCACTGAAACACCTGTTGCGCTGTCATATGTACGGGTACCATCTTCCGCAGGAGGTAATTTTACTAGCGAAAGGTCTTTTGAGGGAGCATATCCGATCGAATTTATATCTGTAATTACACCCGCTATATTTACTACAGGGTAATCTGTTTCTGAATCACCAACTTGCCCAGAAGCGGCTCCAGATTTACCCAAAGCAAAGGTATTAGATCCCAAAGAGGTAGCTGTCCATAATCCACTATTTACATTTCCACTTGAATGCCCAATACCAAAATGCACAAACCCACTGGCTGCAAACTTTTCATTATTAGCTGCACGGCGAGCTTCAAACTCGACTTTACGCATGGCCCACGGGTAGGGGTGATAGGCTTCCAGTTGTGCGGCGTTATCGGCTTCAATCTGCTTGAGAGTTTTAACTGTAGTCGTTGTGCCGTCTTTGTTGCTAAACGTTACGGTGCCTGTTTTAGTTTGCCAATCTTGCATCGCTTTATAATTGTTATTTACAAGCATGTTGGCTTCATTTAATGCCGCAACAACGGTTTTAAACTCGGCTGTTGTTGGAATAACAATACATGATTGGTTACTCTGAGTGCTATGTGACCAGGCTTGTACAAGCTCTATAAGCTGCTCGTTTGCTGCGCCCACAAATGCGCGGTTTATTTCAACTATAAAGCCTGCAAGGACTAAAAAGTCACCGCTACGTATATTGGCGACACTCTCGCCACTGTTTATTTGTACGACTTTAGAGCCGTTATTTATACTGGCCTGTTCGGCTGTAAATGCTGGCATGGTTAGTCCTCTTGCGATATTAAGGTTAATTTTTGTGATGGATCGTAACTACCGGATGTTTGAAACCCTGTACGAGCTGTAATTGAAAGTTTGTAGGTCCGGTTGGATGTGTTTAGTTTGTTGTCTGTGTACGTGAAAGAACCTGAGCAACTTTGACTCGTTGACCAAATATACTTTTTAGATTCAAAGTCATATTCACTGGATACACTGCTATTTCCCGTGAATGTTTGTGCCTTACGAGATAGCCAACCGCCATTGATGTATTCATATAAGTTGATGGTGTATGTCGGGGCAGGCGGGGCGGATGGCGATGTATCGCTGTGGCCACTTGCATTTGATGTAGCCAATAAAGAGCACACAATGTCGATAGTGCCGCCATTTGAGCCGAAGGGACCAATTGTAACGCTCGCTGTGGCTGATAAATTCGTTGTAGATAGCGCTGTACTTAGTACACCAGCTGTAATGGCTCCACCAAAATAGGCGTTACCAGCGGTATCTTTCCATTCAATACCATTTGCTTTTGATAGGGCATTGAGATTAGGTAAGCCATTACTCATAATTTTAGGGCCGTACCAATACCACAAATTATCAGGCCCAAAGCCACTGGCAAGTTCAATTTTCATGAACGCACCACCTATCAGGTCTATACGTGGTGATTCCATTCTGGTACCAGCTCTGATAGCCCTGGCATCAAGGGTATCGTCAATTATGGCGCTACCATGCACTTGCAGGGCATAACTTACCCAAGACGAGCCATTAAAGCGTTTTGTTGTTTGAATACTGGGGTCGGATGATTTGTAAATCGTGACACGATCGTGAATAACAGGGGAGCCAGGTACATTTGCATTTGCGACTGAATCAGACCAAGTACCTGTTGAAGTAGCAATATCAACAGCAATAGAGCCTCGACTACCATCAGCGCCGTCTTGTCCATTCTGCCCATTTAAACCATCTTGGCCATCAGCGCCATTTTGCCCATCAGCACCTTTATCACCTTTAATGATGTATTCAACAGGCGAAGACCAACTTGTATTAGTCCAGGTATTATTTAGTAAGTGCCAACGTGTTTTAGACACCCAGGTAATTTGTCCATCGATATAGACAGGCGTATCAGCCCAATAAGTTGGGAAGGTTTCAGATGTGCCATTAAATGTACCGCCTGTTGGGGTAGTGGGTTTGGTTAATGATGATCTAAATATGTAGCTAACAAAGCTGCCATCATTCCCATCAAAGTAATCGGTGCCTTTAACGGGGGAGTAACCGTCTTGACCATCTTTAACAATGACACTATTACCTTCACCATCTGTCACTGTGTAGGTGCCATCCCCGTTATTAGTGACAGTCGGTATGGGAGCATCTTCACCATCGCGTATTGTTATTTGCTCGCTACCATTACTAATTGTGTAAGAGCCATCAGGATTCGTTGAGAATGAAGGGGTAATACCGTCTTTGCCGTTTAGGCCATCTTGACCATCCGACCCGTCTTTACCGTCTTGCGCTTTGATATCGTCAAGGTTGCTAACAGCGTGGCCGTCACCCAGTACTAAACGGCCTTTGAATATATGCACAGGATTAGCTGGGTCTGAGTTGTCAACGTATGAGGTTGGTACAAAGGTCTCACCTACCATCACACCTTGGCGGATCACATCACCAATCAAGTCGAGGTTGCCTACTTCTCCATCGTTATAACCCGCAATCCCCACCACGCGACCGTTGTTATCAAGCGTCCAACCACCACGCGCAACTAGTTTACCGTCTAACGTCGTAAACAATTGGCGTAGTTGTTTAATGCTCGCGCTGTTTTCACCATCACTAATTTGCATATTGGCAATGAACTCAGCAAGCGGACCATTAACCCATGAACCACCATTGGCCACACATTGAACAGCATCATTTTCGCTGGTTATTTGGCCCTCGGCATTTATACAATGTCCAACGGCAGTACGGGTGTACTCTTGTGCGATTGATACTGCTTCGTTTTTTGCCGCTGCGGTGTCTTCATTTATTTTTGCTGTCAGCGTTTGCTGCAGGGTGCTAAAGGCTTGGTCTTGACTGGCAAAGGTTTCGGTTACTTCATCAAATTGCGCGATTGTGTCAGCAACAAACGATTCAAACTCTTCATCACGAACTGTGTTAGCTTCATCAATCGTCGCTATGGCCGTTGTAACATCACTAAAACGGGCGCTAACACTATCAAACGTTGCTTGATAACGTTGGTCGCGTATTACACTCGATTGATATTGGTTTGATACCGCTTGATTTAAGCTCGTAATAATTGCTTGGCTGTCATTGAATAGTGCTGCAAGCTCAAGCTGCTGTTGTGCCAGGCTTTCAAATTCAGTTGTTTGCGCTTGAAGCTTTTCGTTTGCAAAGGCCGCTTTAACATCGAGCTCTGCAAGTTCGTTATCACGGATTAAGGCATTATACGCAGCTATCACTGCGTTTAAGTCGGTTGCTTGTTGCGCCAGGCTCAAACCTTGGATCTGTACAATACTCGTTGATATTGTGCCTTCAGCGGCATCTAAGCGCTCTTGTACGTCTGAAAACTTGGCGTCTACACCGTCTTCTTGTGCGTTATATGCCGTAATGCGCTGCGCAATGTAAGCCTCTGCACCATTAATAAACTGTTGGGCATTGTTGGCTTTTTGAAGTGTGTCATTATCAGCAAACTGCTGCAGGGTCGCGCTGACTTTATACGTAGCATCAAACGTATTAAGTGATTGCTGTACGTTACTTTGAGTTTGGAAACCTTGCAGAGTAACCCACGCTGCGCCAATTTCTACAGCTCTTTGAACTGCAGGACCATCAACCCACGTATGGCCAGCCGCCTCACACGCAACAGCATCGTCTTCATCAACTCGGTTGCCTTGTGCATCAACACAATAGCCTGTTACCGCACGGGTAAACTCATTGGCCGTAGCGAGCATCGCTAAATCTTGGTTTTGAAACTCGATGCGAAGTTGCGATCCCATACTGGCACGGGCTTGCTGTTCAGTGATAATGGCTTCATCTAACGATATTAAGTCAGCTTCAGCTTCGCCCATACGCGCACTTAATTGCTCACGTGCTGTTACTTCAGTCGATAGGTCATCCGCATTAGCGCGAATTTGTTCTTCAGCCAACGCGATTGAATCATTTATACCGTTCGGTCTATTTACGAACTGAGTAATTAAATTAGTAATTGTTCCATCCGCTGCGTTGATCCATTGCTGGGCTTCTTTAGCAGCTTCAATAACACCGTCATCGTTAATTTGCTGGATTGTTGCGGTAATGCCATGCTCACCGTCAAACGTACTAATGAATTGCTGTACGTTAGACGCAGTTTGGAAGCCTTGCGCACCAACAAATACTGCTGTGTAGTTGTTAATTAGCTCAACTAATGGACCTGCTACCCATTCATGGCCAGCGGCAATACAGGCTAGGGCATCAACTTCATCAACGCGGTTTCCATCTGCATCGATACAATAGCCCACAGTCGCCTCAAGCCGTTCGTTTGCTTGGGCAACTGAGCGTTCGCCTTCTCGGGTAATTTCAGCTCTTAATTCACGTTCGGTGCTGCTTCGTGCTGAACGTTCATTAGCAAAGGCTTGATTTAAGCTTATTAAATAGGCTTGGTTTTGAGCAAAAGCACCGGCTAACTCTAATTGCTGCGTCGCTAATGAGCCAACGTCATTCGTAACAGCCGTTAGCTTTTCATTAGCAACAGCTAAGCTATAGCCTTGCTCGGCTAAATCCTTGTCTTGCTGTAACTGGTTATACGCTTGAAGGATATCTGCTAAACCTTGCTCTTTTACATCCAATTCAAGGCCGCTTATTTGCGTTACGCTTTGGCTGATTTCGCCTTTAATCGCATCTAAACTTTGCTCGGCACTCGCTATGCGCTGATTTACGCCATCTTCATTGTTTAGAATACTGGTAACTTGGTCGCGTATAGTGGCGTTTGCGCCATCAATCCATGATTGTGCAGCGTTCGCTTTTAAAATGGTGTTGTTGTCTGAAAACGCCTGTAATACTGCACTAATATTGTATTGGGTGTTAAACGAGTCAATTAAGGTTTGTACATTACTTTGTGTTTGAAACCCAAGCGCATTAACCCAGGCTGTTGTTGCGTACTGCGCCATGATACCGGTGCGGGCATTGATATCATTTTCAAGTGTTGTCGTGCGCGCGGTAATATCAGCAAGGGCTAAGTCATTCGCGCCACGTTTTCCTACTTCAATAAAATCAATGTCACAGGAGCCTAAATCAAACGCGAGGCTGGTAATTGTGCCTACATACCCATTTGTGCCGGTTGCATCAAGGGTCAACGTTTCCCATTCATCCGTTGTTGGCTCTGGTAAATGAAGTGGGGTAGCGCCGCCATTAAACGTGATATTGCCTTTCCATATTGAGCCAGTATGCTTTCGCACACGTAACCTAAACATCGGGTTTTCAGTGGCATCGTAGCTAATTACCGGTGTAGATACAGGGTTGGTGGCCACAATATAACCTTGGGCATGGTGGCTATCTGCACCCGTAAACCCTTCAACCCCCGTGTTAAATTGCCAACTGTACGCAGGTTGTAATGCCGCAAGGGCACCGGCAATTTGCCCTTCGACTTCTGCATACGTAGCACGCTGTGTAATTTGACCCGCTTGAAGCTTTAACGTTGCTTCAGCTTGTGTAATACGGTTTTGTGATTGTGCTAGTTGCTTCGCGTTGAGTGTGATTTTACTTTCAGCGCCTTCAATAAGAAGCTGCGCACTGTTAAAGCTTTCATCTGTGTAGGCAAATGCACGGTTAACGATGGTGCCGGTATCTGGATCAACATACACAGCTGCATCGATTAATCGCTCATTGTTAAAGGCTCTGCGCTCATACTCATTGCGCCAATTGGTATAGGCTGCTGTCACATTTAAAACACTTAAGCCTAAATCCTGTTGCTGTAGGCGCTGGCTTTCAATAGCAATTTGATTGATTTTAATCAGTGCAGGGAGGCTGTTGTTCTTTGATGCATCCAGTACTTCGGTAACACGTTCTAACTCATTTATTTTACTGTTTGATTGTGCAAGCTGGCTTTGTAAGTTGTTCGGGTTCTCTGCATCAATGACCTCTACTTTTTCAGCAAGGCCCGTAATCGCATTAATATTCTTAGCAATGAGCGAAGGTAAGTTATTCTCAGTCTCAGGGCGTAAACGGTCGATTTGCTGATTAATATCGTTAATTAAATTTTGTGCTTCCTGGCTTAAACGCGTAAGGGGAAGCTCATTAATAAACTCGGTTAAGTCGACTGTCGTGGTGGTGGCCGATACATCCACCCACGCGGATGAACCTAAGTGGTTCACACTGCGTACTCTAAAGTTGTATTCCGTTTCGCTCTTCAAACCAATTCGGTTATAAATCTGTGCTAAAACACGTTCACCCGATTGCGGCTGTGCGGTTGTCCCTAAGAACTCCCATTCAAACTGTGTACCAATGCCTGCAGCAGCAAGCTCGGCTGTCAGGGTGATTTGATTGTAATCAGCAAGTACATGTACAACCGGTATCGATGGGGTAAGCACGCTAAACTGCACACCGACCGTATCAGAGCGTTGGCCAAAAATATTTCTAGCGCTAATACGTGCGGTGTATTCACCAAGGGCAAGCTTAGGGGTGGTGACTTGTGTGTACGTTACTGTTGTTTTGAAGACGGGCTCACTGGATGAGGCGTGAATAAACTCAACATCGTATTCATGCACAGCCAGTGGTGTAGGGTGGTTCCACTTTACAATGCCGTTTCCATCGCCATCAATCGTCACCCGTACATCAAAAATAGGCTTCGGACGGCCCACTAAATAATCACTATTTGGGGTTAAATCTTGTGCGCCTGGTATTAAGTTATCACCCCATAAGCCAGGGCCATCTTCGATACACATTAGCGTTACGCCGCCATCTAAACGAAAACGGCGATCTGTCACACGGTAGATTTTGTTGGTAATTGATTCACCAGGTAAGTTTAAGTAGACGGTTCTACCGACTGCAGCGGCCAAGCCTTTGTGCTTAAGGGGTAATTCAATTTCACCTAAGCGTGTTTGTTCAAGGTGTATGGTGGCCAAGCGCTGTGCTGTCGTACTGCTTCTAACAAACGGTAAAGTTATCGACTTTTCTAATATCTGGTTATCATGCGTCTGGTATGCCGAAGATATCACCGGTGGCGCGTCTGTGCGCTCGTAGTTTTGCTCGGGGTCGGTAAATGTAGCGCGAACCACATTGGCGCGGTCGCGTAAATCGGCATGCCATTTAATCTTAATGTTCCCGTGAACATCATCTGCATTAATGGTGTATGTCGGGTTGCCATACCAGGCACCCACACGCACATACCATTGGCCCATTTGTCTAAAAATCTTACCCGCAAAACAGGCTTCAAGTTGGTTTAATACATCAAGGGGTTTCGTGGTAAAGGTAAAGCTGCCGTTTGTTGTATAACGTGGCTCAGTGGTGATATTGCCGTCTTTATCAGTAAATTCGGCTTCTTCATCACACACGTTAATGGCAGCAATCCACCACTCAAGCGGTAAGCGCTCAAAAGGAACTTCATGCGCGCCATAAAAACGTACATAGTGTAGGGCACATAACACCGCGTTTTGTGACCAAAGCCACGTGGTTTCATCGTCAGGGTTTTGATTCGTATCGCGCGGGTCCCACACCCGGGCACCGCGAATTAAAAACTCAGTATCGCTAATACCATCAGGAAACACTTCGCGATTATTTTCAAACTCAACAAAAATGTGTGCTTGGCCATACCCAATGTGTTCAGCAGTCCAACCTGCCATTTTAGCCACCGCTTTACTGTTCGCTGTTGTGTGGCGGCCATCGCTTAATTCGTAGTCCCAACTTTCGCTTGGGTACTCAGTAAGCGGCTTATCAGCAATGTAGATTTCTTCGAGGGCATCAATCGGGGCACCATTAATTAGCACCACCATTTGAACAAATTTCTTTTTATCGCGCTCAACTTCAGCTTGGTGAGCAATAACCCCACCAACACGGTCACGGCCAAAGGTAATGCGGCGCGGTTGGTCTATGCCTTTTTGTAAGCCCTTAGCAAGCGTGGCTAAGTCTTCTTCAGGCACATCAGGGGTAAGTGAGTCCCATAGCGCGCCCACCGTTTTATCAAAGAGACTGCGACCAATACCGAATAAGTCGCCGCCTGTGTCTACAACGGTATCGACAACTTTAGACATTACGCGGCTCCAATGGGTAAACCGCTTTCACATAGCTCATAGGTTTGGTGACTAGGCCATACTCACCCACACACACCACCGCATTAACCGTGACAATCCCGCCAACAAGTTCACCGTTAAATTCAACGATGGCACAATCACCACGCCGTGCATACGCAATGGGAATTTCAGGGTTTAAACGGTCTTTAAACACGCTTTGAACATCGTTTAAACCACGTTTAAAGAGTTGTTTAAACGCACCATTCTCAGAGCGGTATTTACCCCGAAAATCTGCAGCAACGTCTTGGCCTGTCGCAAAGCGAACCCAATCTGCTACGAGTAGGCAGCAATCATTTTTGCCCCACTGAAACGGCATGCAATTACGTTGATTTATAAAGGCGGCTAGTTTAACGGTGGCGTTCACGGCGTTTATTCCCTATGTAGTTACCAGGTTGTGTGTCAGGTAGATTTTGTTTATTGGCAGACGCTTGCTCACTGAAAAAGGCATCATCAGGATAAAGGGCGCGTTGTGTGGCATCATTCCAACGCTGGTTTAAGCGAGATTCTTTCCAGCGTTCACTTTCACCTGCCACACTTAATTGCACTTGTGATACTGCGCCGCGCTCTACATCGCATGCCACAATGTAACCACTTTCAAGCAGCTGGCTTTGGCTTACGCGGTAGTGCTCATCCACGGTAACAAGGTAGATTTCACAAGTGTGGCCAATAGGATCATTTTCAGCGACTTCAGCCAGTACGGCAGTGTCTTGTGTGTGAAGGGTTAAGCGAATACGGGCGCTGTCGTTCTTGTCATTAGCGGGGATTTCACTCACCGTGCCCAGCATACCTAAGCCATGCCAGGTTAAGTTTTTAAAACGGCGCTCTCCTACACCTGTATGCAGTAATACATCACCGCTTTTAAATGCCAGGCGAACAAAGTAACGGGCACGGCCACTAGTGGCTAAATCAGCAAGTAAACCAGCGTTTAACGACTCCATTAAAACGCCTCCCGTCCTTTAATCTTCCAGCTGGTGACAATGCCTTTTTTGTATTCAGCGCTATCGATACCCTGGTTATTATCCGCAAGGCGAAACAAACCACGCGGCTGTTTAAAGGTGATTAAGGTGTTATCAGCAGGGATTTTACGCAGGGGCGATTCAAACACGACAGTGGCACGGCCAAGTGAATCACTGACCAAATCACCGGTTAAAATCTTGAGTTCTGTATTTTGGCCAACGCCCACTTGCATACGTTCGCCAGCAACCAACAAGGTTTGGTTTAGAGGCAAACCATCAATAACCAGCGTATTGCCGTCTTGGTTTTCACCACGCACATACCCAGTAAAGTCTTTATCAAGTTGCTCTCGACGGTAATCGAGCAGGGTAAAGGTACCCACTTGCCCACGAAGGCTTGCAATAAACGCATCAAGCGCCAATGCTTCACGCTCTGGCACATTGGCTAATTCAATCTCAAACTCCCAATAAGCACCTTCAAGGTCATACACCTCAGTGGCGTTATTGGCTTTGTTTAAATGCACTTGGCTATTCGGCACTAACTTAAAGTTAGAGCGTCTAGGGCGTTTGGGTAAGGGGAGTGGAACTGTCATTGTTACCAGGCTTTAAGTAAAACACTGGTAACGAGTATAAAATTTAGGGGAGTAGCTTTCGGCTGGAAAGGGGTTTACATAGTTATATTAGTTTTCGTTTTTGAAGCTCAAAAAGTACTTCATCTGAAAGTGCTTGTATCCAACTAATTTCTTTTAACTGTCTGCATGTTAAACCAGCAATTGCTTCAAAGACAAGTTCTGCGGAATTTTTCTCGTCCTCTTTTGATGTTTTAAACAGATAAAATGCGATCTCAACAAACATTAACCAAGTGAACTTATCTAAACGGTGAAAAATAATGATTTCTAGCGTATCGAAATGAACATTTAATTTTTGTTTGTGAAACAGTAAAGCAATTGTTTTAACTTTCTCTATATAAGGAAAGGTTTCACCTGGTATTAAAAGTCTTTTAAAACTTGCCGTATGAGAGTCTTCTTCTAAAGGTTTTCCACTCATTACCTCAAAGTAATGACGTAAAAAACTTTTAAAAGTCATAATCCTCTCATCATCCGTTAATAACTCCTGATTAGCTTTGTAGCCCCAAGATTTTTCGATAAAAAGTTGTACATCATTCTCTGTTCTTTTTAGTAACACTTTTGTTTCTAGCATTAATGCAACTGAGTCGGTAACTTCAAATAGTGCATCTTTAAATACACCAAAGTTCTGCGTGTCAGTTTGCTCTTTCAGCACATTCTTAGTTTCTTCTAATTCACGCTTCTGTACTTTAAGTGCTTCACGAGAGCCAAGCCAAGTTTGATACAAAAGCACCACTGAAGCTAATAAAAGAAGGGGCGATGTTGCATTGTTGAAATAAACAAAGGAATCAACCCATTTATCCATAGGCCACGAATTTTCAAAATTAAAACGTTTTAGAAAAGCAATTGCTAAAGTTAAACACCCCAATAAAACTACTAGCACTACTAAACTAACTAAATTGTTTCCTAATGATTTTATCAAATACTTCACAAGCATTCCCTCGTATAAAAATTTCTTTTTACACGAATCTCAATTACTTAACAACTAAGCAGCGCCACGAATAGAGCGAATGATTGCACCATTACTTTGAATGTTCGCTACAACAACACCCACCACTTCACGCGCAATATCTTGGCCTATAAGCTGAGCGTTTTGCTCATTTGCTGAACCTTGTACGTTAATTTGGTTTGTAATGCTTAACGTAATACCACGACTAACTGAATCATTAGCTGCGGCAGTTCCTGCGTTATAGCGGCGTGCCATTTGGCTAATTTCAATGTTTTGTTTAGGGCTTAATACACGCTCACCGCGTTGTAATACATAGGTTGATTCATTTGGTACGTAATCTAAACCACCGTGTGCAATACCTGCTGGTTGTTGTGCTTTAATTTGTCTGACTTGCTGCATACCTTGCATAATTGCAGCTGCTGCGGCAATACCACCCAGTACAGGGCCAACAATTGGAATGGATGCAAGTGATGTAAATGCCCCCGTGGCACTTTGATAGGTATTTATCACAGCTTGCGCAATAGCAAAGGCTTTGTAAGCTTTAAATGCCTTTTTGCTTTGGCCTGCCATGCTTTTGAAAGTAGCAGCGCCTAATCCAACAATGGCTTGTGCTTTGTCTGCTTCGGTTTGTTTTTCAAAATTAGCAAAAGCAACAATGCTACTTTGTAGGGCACCAGCATAACGGTTCTTAATCTGAAATAAACGCTCCTGGTGTGCAGCTTCATCTGCTTCACGTTGGCTGAAATAGCCGGCTGCTGCATTTAATTCAGTTTGACGTTCAAGATCACGAATTTGATTATCAGCGTTGTATTGCAGCTCGCCACTGTCATCATTAGCAGCCAAACCTAGAGTAGCGCGGCGTTTTGCATCAACTCGTGCTTGTTGCCTTGCTTGCTCAACACGTAGCTCATTATTATAGGCCGCTAGTTGCTCTCTATCTGCAAACCCTTTAATAATCGCTATACGATTATCTAGATCTCTGCGTAAGTCATTTTTACGTTTTTCTTCAGCTTGGTTTTGAATACGAATTTTTTCAGCTTCACGCTTTTCTACTAACGCTTTTACATCTTCAGAGTACTTTGTGTCTAACTGTTTAAGAATGGCATCGTATTTTGCTTTATTAGCGACATCATTTTCGCGGGCAGTGATCACCATTTGGCGCTGTTTGTTGTAACTGATCTGTAGCCTTGCTTCCTCACCCGCTAAGCGCTCTTGCAACCGCTTAATATTCTCAGGTAATTCAGTTGCAGATTCAGGTTGATCTGACTTAGGTGTGGTCCACTTAATCTCGCTTAAGTTCTTTTCAAAGTTTGCAATCTCTGTAGCCGTGTCCATTAACTTAGCGCGTAACTCGGTTTGCTTATCAATGTACGATTCTAAACTTCTAATTTGACGGCTATAGGCAGAGGCAGCACGCCCAGTTGGTGCTTGGTCTTGTTGCGCTTTTAAATCAGCTATTTTGCTATAGGCATCTTCAATATTTTTACTGTATTTACTGATTTCATTTTGATTGTTGCGTAGCTGTGTAGTGGCTTTTTTATTAGCAAGTGTGTCAAAAGCAGTAGATAGATCATAAAGGTTAGTTTCAAGCTTTTTAGCGGCTACGCTTGATGTGTCGCTTTGACTTGCAAAATAAGCAAGGGCTAGGCCAGCGGTCATGATCACACCGACAGGGCCACCTAAAAAACCCATGGCAACATTTAACCCTCGTGATGCAATCGTTGCTCTAGTCGCCGCTACAGTATATGCATTTGTTGCTGCAGCTAGATTAGCTTCAGAGGCGGCAGCTCTATTGTTCGTTGCTGCTAAACGTGTAATGGCCGCTGCACGTGTCCCTGCAGTTGATGCAGAAACTAACTGACGTTTTGCCGCTGCATTTTCATACAAGGCACGTTCGCGCTCAGCAATCGCATTAATTTTGGCTTGCTTAGCTAGAGCAGCATCAGCAAGTATTGCCTGATTCTTTGCGGCTACATTTGCAATATATCCTTGCGCACTTGCAGCTAGGCTTGACACTAAACGCCCAGCTAGAACCGTTGCTAATGCGCCTGTAGCAAATACTAAGTCGTCTACAACCTCTTCGTTCTCGCGTAAATACGCCATCGTGTCCGTTATACTGTCCACAACACTGGTAACAGCAAAGTTTACTGGCTCTTCATATTTACGAATTAAGCGCTGGTATTCATTACCCATTTCAGCAAAGCTTGCGTTTATCTTGCCTTCGGTCGCTTCAGCTGCACCCGCATAATCTTCAAGTGCTTTGATCAAATAGTTTTTAAACATCTGGCTAGTTACTTGGCCATCGTTCACCATTTGTCTAAAACCGCCAGCGGCTTTACCTGCTGCTTTATCGAGTTTTTGTAATAAGCCAGGCATAGGCTCAGTAACCTGGTTTAACTCTTCAGCGCGTAATACACCTGCTGTCATACCTTGCGTCATACCAAACAAGCTTTGCCCAAGCTGTACATTGCTTGCGCCTGTTTTTGCAGCCGCATTGGCCATGCCTTCAAGTATCGCTATACCTTGCTCTTGGGTAACTACACCCGCATCTTGAAGCGTTAATATTTTACTGTATGAATCGGCTAGGGTGGTGTAACCGGTGTTTAATCTGTCAGCTGTTTCAAATAAATACGCTTGGACTCTTTCATATTCACGGGTTGAACTCGTTAACCCTTTTAATCGCGTATCAAGCATTTGTGCAGCACCGGTATCACGAACAAACATGGTTGCAGTACCAATACTCACAAGAGTGGTAAGCGTGGCACCTAATTGGCCATACGCAGTGTTCATTAAACCAAGCTGGCGATTCATTGCACCTTGTTGGCGCATAACAGTAGCCTGGCTTACGCCTAATTGTTGATTGGCCGCAACTTGGCGTTGAATTGCTGCAGGCACACGATTTAAGTCAGTAACCGTTTTTCGTGTTAATACCTGTTGTTGTCTAGCTGTTTTAGCATACGATAACGCAGCTTTATTTTGAGCTGTAACTTGTCTCTGAATTGACTCAGGAACACGATTTAATTCAGTTACGCTCTGTCTTACACTTGCATTATTTTTTGCCGAAGTTGTTTTTTGAGATACAACTGATTTTTCATTTGCAACAGCTTGTTTATCTATTGCTTTGGGAAGAACATTTAACTCATTAGCGTAATTACGAACAGCGTTACTCTGTTGCTTCATTGCTGCGGCTTGGCTTACACCAACGCGTTGATATGCAGGTATTTGTTCATGTATTGCTATGGGGACTCTGTTTAAAGCAGAAGTTTTTTTACTGAAACTATCAACTTGCTTTGCAGATTCGTCTTTAGCAACCCTTGATTGCTCTTTTGCTGCTTCTTTAATGCGATTGATATCATTTACGTTCTGACGCGCACCAGCAGTAACAGCTTTACCGTCATAACGTAAGCGTAACGCCAAATTCAAGTTGTTGCTCATCAGGTCGCCTTATCAATCCAATTATGGTGCGCTCAAGGGTTTGTACTTTGTCAAAGTCGGGTGGGGTAAGTGTTATGTTTGCATAGCGCCATGCAATATCAGCCCTGGCATAATCAAGGGCAAACTCAATCCCATTATTATCTAACTGCCATTGACTCGATGCGGTGGTTATAGCGATTACTGCAACGTGGTTAGCCGGCAATACAAATAATGTGTCGTCTTTGTCGTTTTTAGGCGCAGCTTTAACAGGTGCGCCAAAATGGGCTTCGTCGTCATCTAATGTTTGGCTTTGTGCTGCTAGGTCGCCCACAAACCACCTAGCAACATCGTTTAGTTTTTTTCCTGTACACGGTATTGCGCGTTAATGCACTCAACACTTAACCGTGCAGTTATGCCTGGATACGCAAGCATTTCTTCAAGTGTGTCAGTTGCAAAGGGTACTTGCTTACCTTCATCAACAAACTCATCCCAGCCAATAAGTAAGTCACGAACAATTTCCTTATCATTCGCGCCTTGTTTGCCAGTAAGTTCTTCGAGCGTTTGTTCATCAACAATTTTAATTTTCGCTGTGAATTTGAACTGCACCCCCGCAAAGGTAAAATTTAAAGGCGCTTCAGCTGATGTGTTTTTCAATTCATCTAAAAGTTTTAATTTCATTTTTAAGTTCACTTATATGCATTAGTCAGTCGTTTAGCCTCATCCTTTGCGGCTTTATGACTACTAAATTCAAGAATGCCACTGCTATCTTTGCAGTAACTTGGCGCTTTTCCCTTTGGCTTTGCAATGACCGTGTAAAATTCAACAATTCCTGTGTCGATATTTGTGACGTTGACGGCTTGAAAACGCATGGTATTACTCAAATACGATGGTTAATTCATCGTAACCCGCACCACTGGGTACCAGCTTTCCATCAAACTCATAGCCCGTTAATTCAGAGTCAAGGCTTGTGTATTTAGGTGGTGGCATTTGATAACGGCCAATAATGGTGACTTTTTTACCCACAGCTGTACCGTGTGTAAATTCAAACATCTGTACTTTGCCAACATCATCGAAGGGGTTGAAGCTGGCCAGTTCTTCAGCTGTAAGCGTAAAGTTGGCACTGCTTTCATGACCTGTGATCATAATTCCTTCTTGGTTAATGGCACGGTCAAATATCACATTATTACCTAAGTCCACGGTCAGCTTGTGTAGGGTTCGCTTCACATCATTTAACTTAAAATCAGAGCTATTACTTACACCAAGTACTTCAGGGCGAACCCATCTCGCCCAATCCACTACAGGCGCAGCTGCACTTGCAATAGGCGCACTAAATAAGCCTTTAAACTGCCAATTCAGCATTGGCTTACCTTTTTCAAGTTGTAAGCTCACATTACCTTTCATTTCGCTTATTTCATGCGTGTTCTTACCAAAGCGAACCAGGCATTTAACTGCAACAGCGGCACCTTTGGTAAACGTCACACTTGTAGCATCAGCTACTTGCACCATGCCACACGCAAGTAATAGGGGCGCAAAGGCAGGCTCATTACCTGCAACGCCACTCATGGCTAAGGGGGTTTTAAAGTTAAGGCTTATGTGCTCACCGTAAAACGTTTCTAGGCTTGCACCGCTGTAGCTTGTTTCAAGCTCGTCTTTTTCGCTTTCGTTCTCGATGGCAAGTTCAACTTCACTTGCATAAATTGCATGCATGCCTGTGAGTGTGGTGCCTAGGGCATCTGCTAAAATTAGTTTATCTTTAAAGCGCCAGCTCATGATTTAACCTCCACTTTAATTAACTCGCCATCTTTCAAGTTAAACGCACCAGCCAGTTCGGTTCGAGCGGCCTTATTACTTGAAAGTACCTTGTTTACATTGTTCGCAATGGCCATAGCACGAGACACTTTAGGCTGTGTAATAACAACGCCTTTTTCTGGTGCTTGTTTTGTCGATTGCGATTCGGTTTGTTTGCTCATGGCATCACCTTCACAGTTACGGTATGAATACCAGTCACGCTGAACTGGCACTGATAAATTAAGTTGTTTGTTTCTTTGTTAAGCTCAATAGTGCGGCCTTTATCTAGCTTAATCGGGTCCCATCCTTGAAACTGGCAACCGGCTAAGGCTTCTTTCACTTGGCCTCTTAACTCTTTAATTTCGGCATTGCTCGTTGCGTTGCCTGTTAGGCAAGGAATAACAATCATCACAGCAAATGTTTCATTTACCTGGTATTCATCAAGCCCTGGTACTTGGTTTGTATTCTGGTTATCTTCAGCAAGGGGCAAAACAAATAGGTGCGAACTATGCACCGCACGTTTCCTCACTTCGTTAAAGTCACTTGAAAACCCAAGCGTTGCTCTAATTGCAGATTGTTTAAGGACGGTTTCGACCTTGTTTAAATCAAAGTTAAATGACATTTAAACCCTCTTTAAACTCACTTTAAATTAACCAGTCTTCAACGATGTCGTTAATTTCTGCTTCTTGTATAGCTGCAATACCGAGTATTGGTCTCGCAGGCAGCTTTACGTTTTTATTGCGTCCTGTTTCACCACCAAAGTGGTGTATGGCGGCATACTTTTCACCAAGGCCATGCACTAACGTGTTGTAGCTTACGTTGTGTGTAACTGAGCCAGCTAAGCTGCGTGTATCGGTTAGTGTTAAACCGCCACGGTCTTTTGCAGCCTGTGACTGTTCCCACTTACGCCCTTCAGGTGTCATTTCACGTAAAAAGCGGGTGGTGACGTCCATGTCTAAAAATGCGCCGATATCGTCCAATACATCGGTAGCTCTTTCACTGGTTGTTGCAATTTGGCTCAGGCGGGGCAGTGCATTACCCGATAAATCGATAAATACCCCAGCCATCGTTAGTACCTGTCCCAGTCAAATTGAGAGCCTGCAGCTTTTGTTCGCATCCCAGTTCTTGAGCCTGCAGGCGCATCTTCCTTAATTTGGATCACACCTTTACTAACCTTATCTAATAGGGCCATGGCCTTTTTATTCAGTTCTTTAAGGTGTTCGTCGGCGATATTGGTTGCCAATTCACAGTGCATTAAGTCAATCGCAATGCCTGGCAAAACCGACGAGTTAATATCGTCTTGTGTTAACTTAAAACGCGCTACAAAGCCCGTAATAGTGGCGTTAACGTCTTTTTGTGCTTCGCTGTACCAAGCAGCAATCTGCTGTTGCAACTCTGTTTCAGGTTCACCCAGTAAGGCCGTTTCTACATCGTCACGGGTAGGGTATGCACCTGGCTCTGCAAATTTTGCAGATACAAATTGCAACAGCACATTAATGCCAATTTTGTCGATAACTGTTTGAGTTGTCGTAAACATGTATGCCTCAGTTAGTAAAAAAAGGCTCTCAGGAAACTTGGAGACTAAGAGCCTTTTACAGGGAACAATGCGTTAATTAATTCGGGTTAAGTACATTCGTTAGTAAGATGCCGCAGTCTTTGGCAATCACCACTTCTTTAACTGCTTCACCAACCATGACTTCTACACCGCCATTTAAGCCTGCAGCCACATCGCGGTTAGAAGAAACACGCGAGCCATAACGTGCAGTCAATGCAAATGTCATGCGTTGATTTTGGAACGACGCCAGCGGGTCGTGATAGGTAAACGATAAGTTGTCAGCAAAGGCGCGTTTTAAATTAACGTCTTTGCCTTTTTTGGCTGTGTTTAAACGTGCTTGCCCAACATTGATATGTTCAAGCTCAAGCTGCTCTAAAATCCATTTCCAAGGCACCAGGCCTTTATCACCACTAGTGCCGTTATAGGCTTTAACAAGGTTTGGGTGAGTGCGAATTTTAGTTGAAACTGCTTGAGACATATTAATGGCGTTAGGGCGCATCAACGGCTCATCAAGAATTTCAAGTAAGAACGGCAAGATATCCAGTTCTGGATCATCTAAGAATTTAAAGCCTTGAGCGGATAAACTTTCATGTTTACCAAAATTCGACGCGGTGTTATACAACTCTGCAACACGAACCTCACGACCAAGTAGCACTAAATCAGTGATACTTTCAGCCGCATGTGTACGCGGGTTGTAATTAGCTGGTGCGTTATCCTCATCATCATTGGGAATAATGTCAGACAAACCATAATCAACCACTGAACTTTCTTTCTCTGTAACAGAGAATTCAACCTGATTCGGGCCCGATTTACGGCCAATTTTCATATCAGGTAAGGTAAACTTGTCGCCTTTATTGTACTCAGTCCATTTAAATGCACGTTTACCAACAGGCGAATAAGGGGCTAATTGGTCAGCAATTAGCTTTTTGTTTTTATAAGCAATGGCAATAGCCGTTTGCTCTGTATCGGGTGTAAATGGCATACCATTACTCATGGCAATTCCTCACTTTATGAAATTAAGTTAACCCAAGCGCCTTACGCGCTTGGAATCGTCGCAATGAGTTGCGGCGCTAAAAAGATGTCACCAATGGTGCCAGCATCGCCGGTTTCCATTGCCCAGCCAGCAACATGAATTTGGGTTTCCCCTACATAGTCGGCCAAATCCAATGCAATGGCTTTACCTTCAGCATCAGCAACAATTAAGTCACCAGCTGCAATATCACCACCAAATTCAACTGGGGCACTTTGTGTCATCACTACATCAACACGTAAATGGTTATCAGTGCCTTGCTCCGTTACGCCAGCAAATACCGCGCTTGCATCTGTTGCAGCAACAACATGAAAATCTTCAAGTGCTGATACAACTACAAGGCGATTCGCTGCAATTGCTGAAACAGCCGAAAAGTTTCTAATAAATCCTGGTTGCGCCATGATTTTATGCCTTCTTAATGTGGTCTAACGCAGACGAGATACTAATCGTAATGCCTTTGTCAGATTGTGATTGCTGATACTCAAGCGCTTTAGCAGCAAGCGTTTCAGCTGTGTCGTTGCCGTCTTCGTCGCTTGTATCATCTTTATTAAACTCGCTTGTTAAGCCAGTTTGCTCGGGTAAGCCTTTTAAAAAGCCTTTAAACCATTCTGCAGGCTTAAGCGTTTGGCTCTCACCATCCGCTGCAGCGAACTCAAACGTTGTGTCACCATCGTCTAGGCTTGCCATAAACTCAGCAACGCCATCTGTGTTAGTTAAGCGCGGTGCATCACCACTGTTAACTTCATCAGTGATAAACGTTTTGGCAGCAGTTACACGCTGGGTGTATTCAAGTTGCTTGTTCTTAGCATTGGCTGCATCAAGTTGGTCTTGAAGTGCTTTCTTTTCTTCTTCGTCCATCGCATTGTCCTCATTGGTCGGGGGCGTGGCGTCATCATCGCCACCTTTACTAAATTCGGCATTACCTTTGGCTCGCTCATGCTCAGCGATAATGGTTTCTTCTTTTAACCACTCTGATTCATACTCAGGCACAACTTTATCTGCCGCTTCACTACCAAAACGGTCAGTAATAAAGTTGCGCAAATTGCCCATAAGGCGTGTGAGGGTGTTTGATGTTCGTAGCGATATACTGTCCATATCACCGGCAGCAAATTCAAAGGTAAGGGTGTCGGCGTTTTCATCCTGGTTAAATTGCCAGGCTAAACCGTCTACAGCAGGGGGCTTACCACCTAAGTAACCAATGTGGGCAAGTTTGTAGCCGTTTTCGACTTTTTCTAATCTAACTGAGCGGTTAGGGTAGCGCTTATCTTCAACAGCTTGCGCAAACTCACTGCTTACTTCATCAGCTTTAGCGTAAAGTACGCCGTCTTCGGCTTTTAGTTCACTGGCCCAACCCCATGCAGGTGAATCCATTTTAGGGTGGCCGATTACAAGCGGTGCGGTTTTAGGTGTGAAGTTAGCAACAACGCTATTTAAATCAGCGTTACTAAAAGTTTGGGTATTGCCTTTGCTGTCTGTTTGGGTACCAGCTTTAAAAACTTCAAACCAATCGAACTGTGTATTTGTGCTTGCTTTCTTTGCCATGATTTAAGTGCCAAAAATGAATTAACTGGCACCTAGTTTATGAATCAAAGAAAGGGGAGACTGCTGGAAAAGACTTTACAGCTAAGGGTATGGGGTAACTAATATAGGCTAAGCGGGTATCAAAAAAGTCGCAAGGAATTTTTATGGCCCACTGTTCAAGTTGTCAAACAGCTCTAACGAATGACGAGCAAACATATCTAGATGATCAATGCTCTGACTGTGAGTATGACAGCCATGCTCAAGCATATGCGTTATGTACGTTTTGTAATTCACCACTCTATACACCTATTAAGTTAAATGGCTATTTTTACTGTTCAAATAAATGCGCTCACAAAAAAGAGTCAAGACGAGGCCGAAAGAGTTAAACGTGACATTTTAAGCGAGAAACTAAAAAGCCACGTTTAAATTATGATTAAACTATGTTTAAACCGTGTTTAAATTCGACTGAGAGCGTTTAAACGATTTAAACACGAGCCATTACAGCCAATCACAAAAACACACGCCTTAAAATCGCTTACAGGCGTTTTCCCCTTTTTTTAAAACTGTGCTAAAAAATAAGCCCCCTTAGTCAAAAAACTAAGAGGGCTTAACCCAACATAAAAAAGGGAAGATAAATAAACCGCTTGATTTATTTGATACTATTTTTTCCCATGTCGAAAGCAAGGTCGCAGGACATTAAGTCGTGCTGGCTTAGGGAGTCACCACCTGCAGCATAAGCAGCAATAAGCAATGGCCGGTTACTGTACTGTATGCCCATTTGCTTGCATTCCTTCTTAACCAATTCTACAACACGCTTGCTAATAACAAGCGACTCATCAACCGTCATTCCATGTAAAGTACTCTTTAGTTCAACCGATTGAATTAAAGTTTCTTCTGGCGAGGCTATTGGTCCTGCAAATTCAAAATTACCGTCAAGCTCAGCAACAGAAATAGTTTTAGGATCTGTGATAAAAAGCGCATCGTCCAATATAACAACTTCTCTTACATGAGGCTTCTGCAAATAGACGTTCTGCTCAGGGAGTAAAATTCTAAACCAGTAGTGCCCTGGTAGTGTGGGCTTAGCTTTTGTCCAGGTTAAGTTAGTCATCATCTTTCTCCGCTCAATTAATAGGGTTCAAAACAAATAGAGTTATTGAGCGTCTAAGATATCGATAGGTGGTAACAAGTGCTGCGGGAAAAACCTTTACATATAAAAATGCTGTCGATAATGTAACCAATAGGATTAAAAACAAAAAAGGAAACACATGAAAAAGCTACTTTTAACCCTCTCAGTTGTGGCAGTTCTCAGTGGTTGTAAGACAACTGAAGATGCTTACAAAGCTAGTGCATCTTTAACATACCCTGCAGAACCTTCTTATGCAGATGTTTTACTCTCATTAAATTCTCCCATTATCCTCGATAGTTTCAAATGCTATGCCAGTAACATGGACATATCTGACAATATTTCACCAAAAGGTGATCAGGGTTATTACTGTTACAAAGTTATAGGACAAAGTGGGACGATGGTCTTTGATGGGAAACAATTCATTGGGCTAGAAAAGTTTAATGAAGTAATGCGTAAACATGACGATGTTTACAAGTTCACTTCCCCTGTTCATAACCGAGTGGCTAACACATCAGTATTTAAACTTAAGTCTTCAACTGATCTAACTAAAGCAGAAAACCAGCAAGCTCAAGTAATTAGCGGTTGTTATAAAAAAACAAATTATCAAAACGACGTATTAGCAAAAGTTATTTCAAGTAAAAAAACCCCATGGAAAGCTAAATTAGTCAATATAGATGAATCAAGCGTTGGCGTTACTGCCTATCTTTTACCTGTATCATTCAATAGCAAATATCATGATAAATTTGAATTCCGCGCTGATATACTTTTAAAAGAGAAATCTGGTTTAGCCAATTACAACATAGGTGACGTAATAGAGTTTGAAGGTGATCTAGTTTTGATCACAAAAGGAACTATTTTGAATGACTATGCGTGTACTGCTAGTTTTAAAAATGGTCGTTTCCTTTAGTTAAAAAGCCCCTAACTAGGGGCTTTTTCATTTCTAAATAGCTTTGAAGTGACACTTAATGGAAATCCAATACAGATGCTAGTACCAGAACTACTACTTTTGAAATTTAATTTGGCTTTATATTTTTTAGCAATGTCTCTCATCACATATAAACCTAGGCCATATTTAAAAGTACGAGCATAGAGACTACACCCTATACCATTATCTAAGATTGACACATGAACTTGGTTTCTAACTTGCTCTACGAATACTTCCACTTGATTTGCCTTGCCATGGTCAACAGAGTTTCTAATTGAATGATAAACTAAAGCATATATATCACGTTCAAGATCACTTTCTAATTTCTTATTGTTACTTATCGATATTGTATATTCGAAATTAAGATTAATTTGCTCGAATTGAAGCGCTGCCTTCAAAGCATCCAACCCTTGTTGAATAGTTCTTTTACCTAATGCTGCATTACCGTGAGCTAAAGGTACAAGCTCATCAATTGCTTTATCCAGCTCAACTAATCCATCGGCAAGTTTATTTAAATCTGGACTACTACACGCACTTTTTGCGCGTATCAGAGTTGTTAGGATCTTATTAAGTTCGCAAGAACCTAGCATGTTATATAGCTTTTTATGTACACCGTAGTTGGCTTTGAGTAATAAGACGACAACTAAAATAATTAAGCTAATGATTAATGCAGGTATAAGAAAAATTAAGACTGTAACAGCTGCTGATTCATACCACTTTCCAAAGAACGTCAATGTAATTGGCTTACCTTTAACCCATTGGCCGCCATTGATTCTACTCTTGTAATTTACTTCATATGTTCCTGGTCTAATGTTATGAAAGTTAATCACGCCACTTTCAACAGTAATCCATTCATTGTTAATTGAATATGCATATTCACTTTTGCCTACAAAACTTCCATTTGAAATATATAAACTTACTTGCTTACTGGCATCATAGCGCTCTAGCTGGTCACTAAGGTATGTATTACCAACTCGAATTGTTTTTATCGATGGTTCAAGTTGTGTGGGTTTGTTAGCTAGCTTAATAGTAGTAAGACCAAATTGGGTACCAAAAGTAAGTTCATTATTATTTTCTAACAACATTGAGTTAGGTGTAACATTTAAACCTGATGTACCTGGCATTAATGAGTACATATAATCGCTGTACCTATAAACACCATCGATGGTGCCTATGAACAAATCATTTTGGTGAACGATTAAATCAATAATACTTTGGGGGCTATCAATTCTTGTTAATTTTGAATCTTGATATTTGAACAGTCCGTTGCCAAAAGTGCCAAAGAAGATAGCGTTTTGATATTTAACAGCATCGACAACAATACCAATTTCACTACCATGATAACCAATTCTGTTAAGCTTATCTTTTGAGTAAAAACCTTCTGCAGACAAAATATAAGTATTATCTTCTATAAACTTAACATCTAAGATCTCATTGTTATGAAGAAGTGAATTAACATCATATAGATCAAGAAAGTGTTCTCCATCATACGTAAAAACACCTTCAAAACTTGAAGACACAAATAATAATTTTGATTTTTTGCTTAAACCAATTACATATCTATCATAAAGTTTTTCTGAAGTATTGTTTTTAAAATTGTACTTTGTAAGCCCTTTATTACTTGCAATATACAAAGTCTCATCAATGACTTCTAAGTCAGTGATGACGTATCCATACTCCTTTGGGTCACCTATCAAAGTAAACTTATCACCAACTTTTTTATATACACCTTGTTCGGTTCCTACAAAGAAACCACCTTCAGAGAGAACTTTAATATTGTAATCAGAAGAAATTGGCAAGCTGATTTGAGTGATTGCGGCTGGTTTTATTTGTACATTATTACTCGAAATAAACCACATATTTTCAGCATCATCTTTGAAAATTCTACGAATAGGGGAGTTAACCACATTTACTTTTTCATTTATTACTGAAAAATCCATTAAGTTAAGATGTACTACAGCTCCATTTTTTTCAATGAACACCGTGTTACCTAAAGCGTAAATTGATTTTGGCATCGTTGGCCATGGTATAGATTTACTCTTACCGAAAGAGTCATAGTAATACAATGCCTGGTCTCTCCATGCTACAAGCCCATATTCATTGTTACTAATTTTTGTATACATTGCAGGTGTTTTGTCTATCAATTTTGCTGTATTACCATCAACCATGAATAAACCTACATCAGTATCAATGTACCCATCGGCTATAGAATGAACTTTTAGATCATCTGGTAATAGCTTCAAAGGTTCTAACTTTTTACCTTCGTATTCATAGCTATTTAATTTATGGCCACGTAAGCAATAAATAACATTTTCAATAATCCCAATTCTCCAACACCCAGAATTCGTAAGTAGACTAGTTTGATTGTTGTTTAGGTCTATTCTGTAAAGACCTAAGTCACCATAGGCCAAAAGTAGTTCATTGTTTTTTTCAAGGTACCTTACGTCTTCGAGCCAATTATTAGGGACTTCAAAAAGATCAGATAACGGAACATAGTTTTCGCCATCAAGTCTAAAACCTCCTTTTTGGCTGGCTTGATAAATAAAACCACTTTTATCTTGAGTGATACCAAAGCTGTATCCTGCTAGCTCAGTTGCAGGGCTAAAATAGGCTATAAATAACAAAGTAAGGTAAAAAACTGATTTCAAAAGCGTGTGTTCCATGCGTAAAACTAGGGCTTTAAGCCCTAGCCTCCATATATTTTATTATTGTAATTCGCTTGGGTTATGACTCCGGGTGCCGCATAACTGTAAGATTGCAGGCCCAGTATTAGCGCTAACCGTTTTAATACTACTAAACTCTTGCAATTCAACAACTTTAGTAGATTCATTGGGCCATTCCAATGCTCCAAAAGCATTAATTAATAGCATGGTGGGTTTTCTTGGGTCATCTGGATTAGCTTTTGTAAGCCAGGCTTGTTTCACTTTTTCTCCAGCTGCTTGGCCATAAAGCTCTGAGTAGGCATGTGCCAAGAACTTAGCTCCTTGTTCGGTAGTTACGATCAAACCAGTTTCAGAGAAGTCAGAGCCGCAATCAAAGCTCATATCAACCGTCATATCACTACCATCAGGCATAAGTAACGTTGAATTAATATGTTTTACTTGCGCTCGATCACTTAAAGGTTCGAGCGCTGAAGTAGGGAGGGTTAGTGCCATTAAGGCTACAATAGCAAAAGTTTTTAAATAGGTTTTCATTTCACATCCTAAAGAAATTAAACCAGTTTGAGACTACTCCTCGCAATAGCTGTAACAATAGCTCGATCACATTCATACTCAAGAGCTGCATCAACAAGTATTGGCCTTAGCGACTTGCGTACTGCAAGTAACCTTTCAACTGGAAGATCATTTTTTGTAACAACCTCATCCATTATTGATTCCACCAAATTATCAATATGAATAACTTCTTCTTTGACAAGATGGTAAGAACTTTCAGGTTTTGGTTCATTCAGTTGAAGATTAGATTTACTGCTCGTGTGCTTTAATCCAAATATGTGATCAAGTGAAATGCCTCTATCAACACAGGCTTTAACAATTCCCTCATATGGTAATGTGCCCCTATTCATTGCATTTAAAAATGCAGACTGAGACAACCCCATAGCAAGTGAAAGTGCTCTTTCACTACCAACACCAAATTCTTTTTTAAGCTTTTGTGCAGCTAGCTCTATATCAACTTTTTTTAAAGTATCAGTAGTCATAATTACTTGTCAATACAAATGTAATGTTAAAAAATACAAAAATAATGTTACGGGTCACTTAACAATACATATGTAATGATACAAATTAAAAAATGAACAAAACATTACAAATGTATGCAACTAACTTTACATAGGATAACTTAGCATGAAATCTAACGGTTTAGTATTTGAAGATATACGCAATAAATTGCATGAAAAAGATATTCTTCTCACCGATATTGCAGAGGCATTAAAAGTTTCTCGCTCTCACGTTTACTCAATTGCAAAGCGATTAAACAAATCTCAGCCTGTAGCAGAGGCTATTTGTTCAGCTTTAGAGCTAACTCTTGAAGAAGTCTTTGGCGACACTTACGTAGGGCACCAGCCTAGAGGTAGAAAAGACCGCGCATCAAGAAAACAGCAAGTTATTAATGCAATTAGAAATAAAAAACCGATTCCTGCACCAACATACAACTAATCGGTTGAATTAATCCAATAAATCTACAGGGAAAAATTACCATGAAAATTACTGATTTAACGCCGATATTCAACCAAGATGATGCACCTAATTGTGATGTATACCATCAGTTTCTATATGCTGTGAACGCAGCTGCCAGAACATGTGGTCTCACAAGACAGGGGATAGTTAACCGCATGAATCAAGCTTTAAAAGTTGATGATGTTGTAATTAATGAAACTCTTTTGAATAAATACCTTGCTCCAGGTACTGAAAAGTATCTACCAGCGCATCAGTTACCAGCCTTGCTATGGGCCATCAAAAGCATAGAACCTCTAAACGTATTACTTGAACCTCTATTGTTCAAAGCCGTAGACCAGCGATCACAACTTTTAGAAAAGCATGCTGAACTTCAAATGGAAATTGAAAAATTTTCTGAACAGCAACGCGAAATTCAAAAAACTTTATTGCCCTCTAGCAGTAATCAATAACCAAAATTTCTAGGTAAAACTATGACTATCAAAGACCAAGATCCGTCTGAAATTCAGGTTTTCAGTGCTGAAGAGCAACAGCAACTTACTGCAAAGATCGAGAAAATGGCAGGGCACATTCAATTGGTAATGCCTGATTCCGTTGATGAAGCATGGCAGCAAGTTGTACGAATGGAAGAACAAGCTTTAGTTGATACAGCTAAACGTGGCTTGCTTTATCTATCGATAAAAATGCATCTAGGTCATGGCGAGTTCGAACAAAAGCTACGAGCTAATGGTATTGCTCCGCGTTCAGCACAAAGCAGTATAGCTGTAGCCAAGATGTTTTTAGCACTACCAGACTCAAAAACGCCGACGTCAGCGCTTTTGAATATGAATAAAAGCAAGTTGATTGAAATGGCGCGTTTACCTGTTGAAACCGTTGAAGCGCTAGACGAAGACGACCTAGAAACACTTAACGAGTTATCTGTACGTGAGTTTAGAAAAGAGATTAAAAAACTCAAAGAGAAGCACACTGAACTTGAAGATCAGACAGCTACGCTAATAAACGCGCTTGAAAATGAGCGATTAACAAAAGCACCTAAACAACGCTACGAGTTACCAATACTTGTTGCACAGGTGCGTCAAAACGCATTTGCACATAGCGCCATTGTTAATGAGTCACTTGAAGAGTTCATAACCATGGTTGAGCAATTATGTACAAGCCGCGACCTAGACCAAAACCACCGCATTGGCGGCGCTCAAACTACATGGCACTTATGGCTAGGTATTCAACAGCGAATTAACCACATGCTTAACCGCTTAACTGAAGAGTTTGGTTCGGAGAACCTAGTTGGCGCTGAGCAAATTCCACACTTCGCCGAAGACGAATGGCAAGACGCACAAGCTAACCGTGAATACATGCTTGCCATGTTTAACGACCGTATTAAAACCCGCGAGTAGGAGAGAGTAATGCATCCTGCAGTTCAAAAATTTAATAACTTACCAAGTACGGGCTTAGAACTAACCTGGCAAAACGCCAGTGAACCAGCACGTAAAAAAGCCCAAAGCAGAGCTGTACTGGTTCGTCACTTATTAACCCAAGAAGGTGGTTTACCAAAAGCATTTGCAAATTTAGTGTCAGAGTACCGTGGCAACACAGCAATTAGCTCTGTAACAACAGCAATTAATGCATTAGGTAAATTGCCAGGGCGCGCAACAATTTATAACTGGTGTAATGCATATAAAGAAAACGGTATTAATGGTTTATTGCCAAACCATAAAGGCAAAGCCCAAACACAATACAGCTGGCTTGCACGTTGTTTAGAACTTTACCACAGCCCAAACAGCCCAAGCTTTGCGCAAGTGTCCGACCAACTTAACAAAGAAGGTTATAAAGCAGAGCACCATCAAGTGCGCCGTTTTATTAATGGCTTACCTCACGAACTAGGCCCACAAAGCCCGTACCGTATGGGTGCTAAGTTGTACCGTGAAAAGCATAAAGATCACTTATTGCGCTCAACAGAAAACATTAAGCCTGGTGTTTTGTATAACGGCGATGGCCATACGCTTGATGTTTATTTAGCACACCCTAAAACTGGTAAGCCTTACCGCGCAGAGCTTACAGCGTTTCAAGATGTGGGTAGCCGCTGCATTGTTGGCTGGGAACTGGGCTATGCAGAAAGCACGTTAGATACGCTTGCAGCAATAAGCCGTGCTATCAAAGTACACAACAATGTACCTGCCATGTTTTATCTAGATAACGGCTCTGGTTACAAAAACAAATTAATGAACGATGAAACAACCGGCTTTTATGCCCAGTTTGAAATCGACGTTATTTTTGCAATACCAGGTAATGCACGTGTTAAGTGGATAGAACGCTTTTTCTTACACATGGAAGACCGCGTTGGTAAACGTTTTAGTACTTACTGTGGGCGTGATCACGATGACCGCCATAAGCAACTTATCTTAAAAGAAGCAAAGCAGGGTAAACGTAAACTTCCGACTGTTGACGAATGGATAGCCGAGTTTAAAGCCTTTTTAAATGATTACCACAACAGCGAGCACCCTGAAATCAAGGGTAAAACACGCCAGCAAGTATGGGACGAAGGCTTAGAACGTGTACCTCCAGTAGAAGACGATTTTGTCATGCTACCGCGTGAAAAAGTAAATGTTCGCCGTGGCCGTTTCCGCCTGCACCAACGTGACTACAGCGCTGATTACTTACATCAGTTTAATGGCCAAGAGCTAATTGCTGCATACGACTTACACGATGACAGCTACACCAAGCTTTATAAGTTAAACGGTGAGTTCTTAATGTTTGCAAACCTTAAAACCAAGTCGCATGCCGTACCTACATCGCGTATCGAACAAGCCGAAAGCAAACGCCGTGAAGGTCGCTTAAAACGCTTAGATACCAAACGCCGTGAGGTTGAAGCACAAGAAGCAAATGATCGCATTATTGATATTAAAGCGGTTGAAGAACTTGCAGCCCCTGCGACACCAGCAATTGCACATAAACAAGAAGTTAACGTGTTTGAGTTCGATGTAACACCAACTAAACCACAACACGAAATTGACTTAGACGAATTACTTGATCAACCAACTACACGCAAGGAACAAAGCTATGAGCTATAAAACCCCTTTTACCTATTCAGACGAGCAAACACTTCGTGTTGAGCTGATCAACCAAGAAATGTCGACGTTAGGTTTAACACCTGAAAAATTAACTTGTGGCTATGCTCTGCAGTCAATTAAAGAAACACTGGCTTTTACATGCACCATCAACCCGCAAAAGATTATAGATGAACTGTGGCAAGAGCTTTTTAACGATGCCAGCATCAATGAAATTCAGAAACGTAATGGCTTTAACAAGTCGTACTCAAAGGCTGACCGTGATTTATGCACACGCATTTGTTTACGCTTGCAATCGCCCGAAATCCGCGACCAAAACATTACCAGTGCGAGTATTGCAGCCAGCATGGGTAAAAGTGCTGCAACTATTAGCCAACTGATTAACGGCAAATATAACGCAAACCCAAGCAAACATTTGCACAACATTTGGGGCATTTTACAACCTGCAGAACTTGAGCAACCAAAGCAATCAGCTGATAAACAAGTAGCAGAACCTGAAGAACGTAAGCAGGTCAGTATTGTTTACGGCAAAGTGCCGTTTATTCCTACTAGTACATCTAAGCTTATTGCGATGGCTTGCGACCAAGCAAGGCAACGCCGCCGCTTTAGTGTGTTTGCTGGCCAAGCTGGTTTAGGTAAAACAAAAGGTATTAGCGAGTATTGCCGCAATAACAAAGAAGCCATTTTAATAGCCGGCAGTGAACAAACCAGCAGTACACAAGTGCTTGATCAATTAATCCTGGCATTAGGCTTGTCACGTTGCCCAAGCGCCTACAAAAACATGCAAAAGATTATTATGGCGCTGCGTGATACAGACCGTCTGATCATCTTAGACGAAGCCGATAAGTGCAAACCTAATGCGCTTGACCCGTTACGAACTATCAGTGACCAAGCCATTGTGGGTGTAACCCTGGTAGGCAATATTCAATTAGTCGACAAACTTCAAACACAAGAGCGCTACGAACTCATTGCAAGCCGTGTGTGCTTTTGGCCAAAACCAATCGGGCAAGTAACGGTTGAAGATATTCAAACCCTGTTCATTGAGCTAACCGAAGGAACAATAAAGCTTGCAAGTGACGATGCAGCTTGGTGGCAATGGCTTCACAAACGTGTTGAAGGTAATGCCCGGGAGTTAGTTGAAAACCTATTACCGCATGTTTTAAACCATGCCGCCAAAAAACCAGATGTTGCGATCGATAAGTTACTTATCAATGGCATTTTCAGTTCAGTACTAAACAAACCAGCAGTTTAAACGTTAGTTAAACACCATTTAAAGAAGGATTAAATCATGGCATTTTCAATCAAATTAAACACACCGCGTTATTCAGCTGAGCTTGCGTTTAGCTCTTTAGTGACTAATGCAGTAATGCTTGCTCTTTTAGCTAAGAAAGACCCACAAGGTGAGCTAATCGACAAATGCAACGGCAACATTAAAGCGGCCTTTGCCACACTGGCTGCAGATAAGCTTTTTAGCATTCACCATGTTCATGAGGTGAATGGCCCTGCGCATACCGCGCGCCGCTTTAACACAATTTGCCGCGAGTTCCCGCTTATTTTTACTGAAGGCATGAAAGACTGGGGAATTAAGATTATCTCGTTAGAGGCATCGCCTCACTTTGAAATTCAAATGTTGGAGGAAAGCGCGTGAGTAATTTGATCCAACAAATCAAAATTGCGCAAAAGGCGGCGGGTATCGATCAAGATACCCACCAACTTAATGTTGCGTATATTTCTAACCAACGCACTAACACGTGTACTGGTTTAACAAAGCTCGAACAACAGCAGTTGCTTGCTCGTTACCGTGCAATGAACCCGAACGCAGGGAAAAAGCAATTACCACCACAGCTTAAAATGATTTATAGCCTGTGGGGGCAATTACACAGAGCCGGTGCAGTTAACGTTGACTCTAAAAGCGCTTGTGAGTCGTTTTGTGAAAACCACTTACAAGGTAAAAAGCTGTATCAAAGCGCACAGCAATGGCCGCACATCATTGAAGTACTTAAACAATGGTTAGCACGCCACAAAGCAAAGCAGGGGGCTTAAATGGCTCATTACCAAGACTATCAAAACTTTACTATCAACCCGCGTAAACAGCCTTATAGCGAGATGGAAAGTAAGCGCCCAGTTAAAGCTGAAGACAAACGTAAGTGCCGTATTCGCCGTGATGTTGAAGCCTACCATCAACAGCGCGCAATCGATCGAGAATACGGCCTTGAATACTTATGGGATGAACAATCATGAACAAACCTGAGTTAGATTTACGCGCATTGCCTTATGGCTTGCGCAAGCTTGTAGAGATATTAGGCGTAGATAAAACGATAGCACTACTTACTGAACACCAGGGCCAAATGTTTTATATACCGCGTAAGCCAACAGCTAACCATGAGGCCGTTAAGATTTTTGGTATTGAGTTAGTACAAGCCCTAGTTGATGAATACGAAAACAAGCATTACCAAATGCCAATGCTGCATAAAGTACTTCAGCAAATACGCAACCAAGAGATTTGCTACGCGCTTGATAATAAAACCTGCAGCATTCAGCAGCTGGTAAAGCGTTTTAAGATCACGCGCCAGCAAGTAAGCAGTATTTACAGCACGTATCAACAAGAACGTGTAGGCGAAACACAGTTAAATTTAAGCTTATAGGGGATCATCATGGAATCTATTTCTGATTTGAAAAATGAAGCTGAGCAGTATTTTAGCGATGCATCGGCTCGTGGTACCCCTGTTATTACTTTTAAATGCCCGTGCTGCAGTAAGGAGCTTAGAACCTTACAACCACCAAAAGGTGTTATATGGGACATATTGTCTACCTGTTGGCATTGTGGTGCTGGTTTTTTCAAGATAGCGACACAGGACGAAGTTCGCGCTCAAGTACCGCCTTCGCTTGGTCATGCAAAACAATAACTTTGTATTGCTCACTGCTTTGCAACTCAGTGGAGGAAAAAAGCCAAAGCAGTGGCAACTTGAATTTGGTTTAAACCTATTAAACCGCTACATAAACCAACGCAAGTTATTTGGCCTAACAACAACAGGGTTAATGGCCGAATATCATGAAGCGTTTAGAGAAATTAAGGGTAAGAAATGAGTGGAGCAAGAGAAATAGCAGAAAAAGCGGTTGATAACATAGAAGAGCTTTTAAGCGATATGTTCGCAGGTGACTATGCAGACAATGAGGTTTCATTAGGGGTATTAGTAAGTGGTAAAGAAGAGATTCAAGTTCAACTTAAAGTAACCCGCTCACCTAGTGATTTTATCGATACGGATTACAGTGACTGGGACGCCAGTATCAAACAACTCTGATTGTATTTAAACCATGTTTAAACCTAATTTAAATTAATTGGCTTGCCCCTATTGTAATGGCAAGCCTTTTCATTTTAACCTAATAAGACAGCCGCAAAATACAACGCTGAAAACAACTTTACAGCGGAATGCCCCCCTCTAAATTGATTTACTTAACGCATGACAAAAACAGTGCATGCGCCATTTATTGAGTTATTAGCTCAGCTTATTGTGTCGGCCAAGTCTAAAAACGAGCAAATCGCTATATCACGCCGTTGCCCGTTAAAAGATTTGCCAGCACTACGCACACGCGTAAAAGAGCTATTAAACCCAGCTAACCAAAAGCCAACGCGGAAAACTCGTTTGCCTGCCTGTTACGTCCTAATTAAACAACGATTAACTAATCTGAGGACTCAACATGGCGGCCAAAATAAGAGTTAAAGTCCCAACTGCACCTAGTTTCTTATTTCAGGAAATAGTGCCTGAAGAAATATTTAATTTATTTAAAGACGATCCCATTTTTCTTATCAATCTCTTTGATGAAAGAGCCTTACGCATGCTGCAAAAGCTGCGTGATATTTTCGGCCCTTGCACAGTAAATAACTGGCTATGGGGTGGTGCTAACCACTTACGTGGTTATAGACCGTTAGATTGCCCAATTGGCGCAAAGCGCAGCCAACACAAACTAGGCAAAGGCTTTGATTGTAGTTTTGAAAACTACAGCGCTCAGCAAGTACGTGATTACGTATTAGCTCACCCTGAAGAATTTCCTTACATCACAGCCATCGAGGGCGATGTGGATTGGTTCCATTTCGACGTTCGCACACCTACGTGGATCGGCATTAAAGTTTTTTACCCGTAAGGACACCTCATGACACCAGAACAAGAGAACCAGCTATTTCAAGCAATCGGTGAAATTCAAGGAAGCCAAACGGCTATTCTAGACGACCTAAGAAGTATCAAGGCGGATATTCACCACAGCATAGAAAAGAGTGAAGCCCGTCAAAAGCAGATCACTGATAGCTTAAAAATAGATATCGAAAAAAGTGAGCAGCGCCAAGCTGATGCGCTTAAGACCCATGCTGAGCGATTAACAAAAGTAGAAGAAAAGCTCACAAACCAACGTGTAAAAGTGGCTGCAATGGGCGGCTCTGCGGGTTTAGCTGTTTCTTTAATTGCTTACGCTGTTAAAAGTGGGATGTTTAACTAATGGCACACCCAGCAGAAAAGAAAAACGCTTTACGTCACAGCTATGTAAACGAACTGCTTGCTTTAAGTGTTGCAGCAGTAAAGCATAGTGTTGCAGATGGCACAGCCCGCCGCTGGAAGATGGAAGCGAAAGACCAGGGCGATGATTGGGATCTTGCTCGTGCCGCAAGCCGTCGTAGTGAGGGTGCTGCAGGTGAGTTTACAACCGACTTTATCGAAGAGTTTACTATTCAAGTAAACGAAACCTTTGAGCTATTAAAATCTGAAGAAGGTTTAGCACTCCCATTAGAGCAGCGCACTAAAGTACTTAGCTCACTCACTGATATGATGAGCAAAGTAATGAAAGTATCTGGCGGCAATAAGCGCTTAGAAAAACGCACTGTCGCAGCTGAAGTCATCAAGATTTTAGCTAAATTTGTTTCAAAACATCACCCTGACTATGCACCGCAATTAGTCGAAATTCTTACTGCATTTGGTCCTCAGCTCGATAAGGAGTTAAGCGACTAATGGCCGATTTAAACACACGTGAGTTTTTAGCAGAGATAGAGCAAGTAACCAGTGCGTTACGCCGTGATATTGAAGCTAAAGAACGTCATATTGATCCAAGTCCTGAAGCTATTTTAGAACGTCGTAAACGTGTTTTAAGCGGTGATTTTGAGTTTTTTGTATATACCTATTTCCCGCACCATATGTGGCTAGATGATGGGCAGAAACCATCTGAGTTCCAAGCTTATTTTAATAGTTGGCTACCAGAAGCACTAAAGCTTAAAAACGGTTGGAAAAACTGGTTTGTTGCTCCACGTGGCGAAGGTAAAAGTACACTTAGCGTAAAAATCGCCCCTGTGTATGTTTCAGTATTGGCACTGCTTCAAGATGCAGAGATACGCCAAGAACTTGGCTTAGAAAAGCCACCTCTCTTTATTGATTTTGTGATCTTGTTTGGTGCTGAAACCAAAATGCCAACCAAGACCCTTGAAGTCGTTAAAACGGAGTTGTTGAACAATAACAACTTAGCCTTAGACTTTCCTGAAATATGCGAAAAATCGCCAGTATGGAAGTTAGGCGAGTTTGTAACGGCCCAAGGTGTGCGATTTGAGAGCCGTGGTGCTGAGCAGGCTGTACGTGGTGCGTTCCACGGTGCAAGCCGACCTAAGCTGTTACTTTCTGACGATATCATTACCGATGCTGAAGCCAAATCACCCACAGAGCGTGAAAACCGCTGGCGATTCCTTGAAGCTTCAGTGCAGTTCTTAGGCCCACCCGATGGTACCGTAAAATTCTTAGGTGTGAACACCGTTCTTAATAACGATGACCCAATAAGCCGTGCAGAAGAAGCTCCTGGGCACATTGTTCACCGCTTTAAAGCAATTAAACAAATGCCTGAGCGCATGGATCTTTGGGAGCAATGTCGCGACCTCATGGTTCATGATGATAAACGCTTTGAAAAGCGCGAAGCGGCTAAAGGTATTGCTGTTGCAACAGAAGATAAGCCTTCGTTTAAGTTTTGGATCAAGAACAAACGCGCAATGCTTAAGGGAGCTAAAACCAGTTGGCCAAGTGTACGTACACTTTACGATTTAATGTGTATGTGGGCTGCTAACAAGCGCGAGTTTAACCGCGAGATGCAAGGTATTGCAAAAAGCGATGAAGAAGCGATTTTTTACCAGTTCGATTTTTGGGTTGACCGTTTACATGATTGGGTACCATATGGTGCATGTGATCCAAGTATGGGTAAAACTGAAAAATCTGACCCAAGTGCAATACTTGTTGGCTTTTATTCGAAAGACTTACAAAAGCTACACGTTGAATACGAAAGCCGTAAAGTGCGCGGTACCAGCCGTTTACTTAACGACATAATACGCGCCCAAAAGGAATACAACTGCTTAGTCTGGGGCTTTGAGAATAACAACGCCTTTGACTTTATGCGCAGCGAGTTTATCACCAAAGGATTAGAGCAGGGCATTGCACTCCCTTTACGTGGTGTTACGGCCACATTACCAGCTGAAGAGCGTATCGGCTCACTCGAAACCTATGTGACCAATACACCAGCACAAATAGCCTTTCATTCACGCTGCCGTTTATTGCTCGACGAACTCGAAAACTGGCCAGAAAAACAAACAACACATCACTACGACTTGAGTTGTGCCTTAGCCATTTTATGGATGATATCCAGCACTGGCGCAGGCGGGATGCCTAGAGTCCGAAGCCGCAAAGTAACCAAACAAATAGGGGGCTATCATGTTTAAGTCTAAGCCACGCATTAATTCACGGGCTTATGGTGCCCTTGTTCGTATGTTTGAACAAAATCAATTGGACCCTGGCTTTTCATCGTTGATCACAGAGCTCCCAAACCCTGACCCGATTTTACGTAAAGCAGGTAAAAACACAGCTATTTATGAAGAAATAGCCCGTGACGCGCACATTATTGGTGAATTGCGCTCATTACGTAGCGGTTTATATAGCTTTAATACTGAGTTAGTACTTGGCGGAACCGATGCGGCCAGTATGAAAAGCTACGAGTTAGCAAAACAGTTTTTTAAGCGTAAACCTTGCAAGCATACAGAGTGGGCCGATATGGATTGGCACAACTACAGTGCTATTTTACATGGCTTCAGTGTGACGCATTTGGGCAAGTTTATTAAACGTGATGGTACGTGGCAGCCTGAATACGTTGAAACATGGCGTAATAGCCGCTTTGCTTTTAATAGTGATCACGAGCTGCTTGTTAAAACAAGAGAAAACCCGCAAGGCGAAGAAGTAGATCCGCGTCGTTGGTCGTGCGTTCGTCATATGCCTAGTGCAACAAACCCGTATGGTATTGCACTGCTAAGCAGCTGCTTTTGGCCGTGGATGTTTAAGCACGGTGGCTTTAAGTTCTTTGTTCAATTCTGTGAACGCTTTGGTGTGCCGTTCCCTGTAGGGAAATACCCTATTGGTGCAAAGGATGCTGATATAGACAGCCTTTTAAATGGACTTGCTAAGTTAGTACAAGACGGAATAGCCGCAATACCTGATGATACCAGTATTGAAGTACTTGAAAGTAAGTTATCCGGTGAACCAATTCCTGAGCGTTTAATTAATTTCTGTAATGCTGAAATGAGTAAGGCGCTCACCAGCCAAACATTGGCCACAGAGCAAAAGAACGGCGGCGCACGTGCTGCAAGTGAAACGCATGCAAAACGCGCTGGCGATAATCAACGCGCAGATAGAGCGCTTGTTGCTTCTTATCGCAATCAGATCATCAATACCCTTCACACTGTGAATTTTGAGGGTGGCGAGCCGCCGCAATTCATCTTTAAAGATAAGCGCGAAATTAATACCGATACGGTAAGCCGCGTTCGCGAGTCTGCACGCTTGGTACCTGTAAGCACTGACTACGTGTACAAAGAATTAGGCATTCCAAAACCTAAACCAGGTGAAGACATTCTTGAAGTACCAGATGACGGCCAAGGCATAGCCTCAACTGCTAAAAGCACTGAATTTGCGAAGTCTGATTCTGCTAGTACTGAAATTAGCGATGAGTTTGATGTGTTCGATCACGCTTCAAACGACACCATTGAAAAGATTTGGCATTTTGCCCAGGCATCAAAAGACCTGGACGAACTTAAGCAAAAAATAACCTCTCAATTCCCAACTATCTCTGAGTCTGCTTTAGCACAAGTGGCTGAGCAAGCTCTGCAGTATGAGTTTATGGCGGGTATGAACGAGGCTAATTCTAAAACTGTGGAGATAGACGATGAATAACATTCCTGAAGGTTACTTAAAAGACGGTAAAGGCAATTTAGTAGCAATTGCTAACGTTAAGCAAACGGATTTGATCAAAGATGAGTTTGTACAAAAAGCCTGTGCGAAAGCACTTGAAATGCAGGAAAAATTAGCTGAGTTCAAACGTTCATTGATGGCTGAAGCTGACGACTTTATAGAGCTTTTAGCGCAAGAACATGGTGTTAGTTTAGGTGGTAAGAAAGGCAATACGCAGTTACGTTCATTCGATAACACTTTGCGCGTGAACATTCAAACACAAGAACGTATCGAGCTTGGCCCAGAGCTATCCCTCGCTAAACAGCTGATTGATGAGTGCCTAGATGAATGGACCGAAGGCGGCAATCAAAACATACGAGCCATTGTCAGTAAAACCTTTAATACCGATAAGCAAGGATCATTAAACCCGCAACGTATCCTTGCGTTACGCAAGCTTGAAATCACTGATGAAAGCGGTAAATGGCAAAAGGCGATGAATATCATTGCAGAGTCAGTAGGTGTTATCGATTCATGCCGTTTTATCCGCTTTTACAAGCAGGACGAGAAAGGCATTGAACAAGCTATTTCACTTGATATAGCAAAGCTGTAGCGGGGCGCTTATGGCTATTTCTAAAGAGCAATGGGAAAAAATTGAAAACGAGCTGGCTGGGTTTTTAGGTAGTGCTTTATTTAAATTGGGCGATCATGAAATCTCGATACAGCGTGTTAGAAAATCAGAGTCTACCACTGTATTAGCTGTTTATATTGATGGCTATATAAAAGGTGAATGGCACACAAAAGAAGAAACGCGTCCTGCCTGTTTAGAACAAGTATGGCGAAAGCGCTATATCTCAATTTATAAACAGGCAGATATCAAACAGATTATTAAAATCTTTGGGAAACGCGAAGCTAAAAAACGCTACCCCAACTTAAATGAGAAAAAGGAATTTCTTGATTGTTATTTTACGACAGCTAAATCATTAGTTCGCCAATTCAAACGGATCAAAGGTATCGAATTAATGCTTATTGGTGGCGTACCTTACGAGTCAATGGAGGCTTAAATGGAACCGATCACAATTGCACTTGGCCTTGCTAAGCTAACTGGCCTAGATAAAAAAATAGGTAACTGGATAGGGGGCACAAATGGTGAAGCAGTTGCTTCAAAAGTCGTTGATATAGCCCAAACCTTAACGGGGTCAGGTTCACCAGAAGAAGCGTTAAACCGTATTAAAGACTCTGAAAAATTTTCGCATGAGTTAAGAACCACATTGCTCAATCGAGAGAAAGAACTTGACGAGCTTGCGTTTAAAAATACCCAGAGTGCCCGCAATATGCAGATCCAAGCACTAAACCAAGATGATAAGTTTTCTAAACGCTTCATCTATTATTATGCGTGGTTTTGGTCAATTACGACGGCTCTATATATAGGTTTTATCACGTTTATGCCTATTCCTGAGAGCTCTACACGCTTTGCAGATACCATTTTAGGGTTTGTTTTAGGCACTGTTATAGCGTCAATATTGAATTTCTTCTTTGGTAATAGCCGTGATAACTCTCGTCGAAATGAAATTCAAGACATTCAACAGTCATTAAAAGAGCATTAAAATGGCTCTATCAGCTCCACAATATGGCGACCTTGTTAAATTCAAGGAAGCCATTTCACACTTTCAAGACAAAATTAAGCTGACAAGTGAGTCATATAAAGACTTACAGGGCTTAATTCATGCCAAAGCATTCACCGTTGCAGGTGCAACAGAAATCGAGATCCTGAATGAGCTATATACAGCAGTAGATAAAGCAATTAGTGATGGCGAGACTATATCGGACTTTAGAAAACGCTTTGATAAAATCGTTGATGATCACGGTTGGTCTTATAAAGGTAAGCGTGGCTGGCGAACCCAAGTAATTTACCAGAACAACAAAAATACAGCGCGAGCAGCAGGGCGCTGGGAACAACAAAACCGATTAAAAGAACGTAGACCTTATTTACTTTACCTGACCGCTGGTGATAGCCGAGTTAGGCCTGATCACAATAAATGGAACTATATATTACTGCCTGTAGACCATCCGTTTTGGGACACACATTATCCGCCAAATGGCTATAACTGCCGTTGTAAGGTGGTTTCACTGAACAAACGTGATATTGCACGTATGGGCTTATCGATCACAAAACCAGAGTCTGTTAATAAGTTTATGCAGTCATTCAAGGTCGTCGATGCATCAACAGGTGAAGAACTAGATAAGTTACCTGGCATAGATCTAGGTTGGGACTATAATCCAGGTAAAGCGTGGTTAGGTTCTGACATAGCAGCTGGTAAGTCAGTAGTGAAGTTATCGAAAGAACTTCAACAACTAGCGGTACCGCAATTTAATGAAGCTGTTTTGAAGTCACAGCAATATTATAAAAAGCAGGTAAATTTAAAAGCAGCTCAGATTGCACTTAAAAAGCCGGTAGTCGATGGCCAAGAATTTACGTTAGGGCACTTGCCTGCATTTTTCTTAAACGAGTTGTCACGTAAAAATGCACCTATATATAGTAGCGCTGTTACGATTAGCAGCTCGCAAATTGAAAAGCTCTTAATCGGCCAACTGTCAGTTGAACAAGTACACCAGTTAATGAGCGCAATACAAAAACCAAATGCATACACTTATATAGATAACAAAATTAGAATGACGTACCAGGGCTTTATGATCACAATCGAACTGGGACCAAACTTTAATACAGTTGTAGCAGCAGAAAAGATTTAAAGATTGCTCGCTGAGAATATTTAAAGAGCGTTTAAAAGGCGTTTAAAGTGTGTTTAAAGAAAAGTTAAACGATCAGGAATGATCTAATTCTAAACGTAAAATGAGCAGGAATGATCGGGTAATGAGTCAGTTTGAACGGTTAGAGTCTAAAAACAAGCGTAATTCAAAAATCATGAATTTTCGGCTTGGGATTGGCAAAGGTCAGTATTTACGGGCGTTTCCAAAACACGAGGGCGAAAATCTCCATACCTCCATAATTCTAGAAATGAACAACCCCTTACAACAATGTAAAAGAGCATCTTTGTACAAAAGCAGGTGA